GCCCTGATGTATCAAAATGGAATGCAATAATTGGTTTTGCTAATCGTGAAATATTTTGCCCTGCTGAATCTTATATTTCGATGGTTCTATCAAATATAAATGTCAAGTTTAGATATTCTGCATTGATTTTTAATAATTTTAATAACAATCAATTGGCTGGATTCAAGAAAAACTTTATGATTGGTGAATTCAAATATTCAAAAAAGAAAATACCTGATCCAGTAAAACTTTTGGCTGCAACAAAAAAATCATTCGAAGCAGCATCATATAGAATAAATAACAATCCAAGAGCTAATGGATTCAACACAGATAATCCAAAAGATAAAAATATTTCATATTTTGCTGACTTAAGATTGCCTGGTCCACAATTTGCAAGCCCAATTCCTGGTAAGTTTGCAAAATATCAAGGAGCAGATCCTGATAAAAAAACTTTATACTTCAAGATGACATACAACACCACAATTGAAGGTCCGGCTTTGATGCAAGTTGAAATGCCTCATCCGGGAGTTTTAGGTGGCGAAGGTGCAGCAAATGTAGGCAATTTTGATGGCGGAGATTACAAATTTGTCAATCCAGTGCTTACACAATTATTTTATGATGTTGGAGATATAACTTCTTGGGTAGAAAGCTGGACTGTCACTTGTGGGTCAAAACTTTCTAATTTATCTTGGATAGAAAAAAGCGCAACAATTACTTTGAAAAATATTGACTCTTTAGAGGGTCAAGCTTATATCAATGCGATAGAAAATAATCTAATTTGTGTTTCTATTGATGCAGGATATGTGGAAGGTAGTTTACATCCTTTCTTTCAAGGATTTATTACAAAGTCAACTTATAACAGAAAAGGCAATGACAGCACATTTACATTGAATTGTGAAGATCTTGGAAGCTATATTTTAAATAACATCTACTTCGATAAAAATATGATGTTAGCAGGAATGAGACACGATCTTGCAATTGACTCTATGATGGCGTGTTCTGGATTTTGGTCCTTTTACTTGAGAAACAATACTGGCATTGATGGGTTGGATTTAAGATTAAATTCATCTTCAGTTAATAATCAAGATTTAATTAAATTGAATCCACTTGATAAAATTTATGACAAATTAGGACAGCTTTTAGAAAGACTTAATACCCCTGACGCTTTACCTACTTTTAGATGGGCTGAAAGATATGGCTTCATTATGGAAAGTAGAAATAACAATATTGATAAAGACTTGAAATTTACTGGATTGAATCCGCAAGGCACTGGATATATTTTTAACAGTAACGCATCAAACCAAAAAGATTTTATGATCAATTATCAGACGGATATGCACGGATTACTTACAAGTGATTATAATATTTCAACAGATATGAACACTTTGGCATCAGGGCTAAGGGCATTTGGAAGTTCCATAACTGGTTTCATAGCTGATGAAAGATATTTTCCAGATTCAGTTTCAATTGATAATGTTGATACAAGCGTTAAATTGAGATTGTTGCAGTATTTGTCCGATGCTCCAAGAAATCCATCTCAAGCGCCTTATGTAGGTTTTAAAAAGTATTTAATTTCAAGTTTTCAAAGAAATCAAATACCAGACCAAACAGTGTTATCTAATATCACTAATCAGCTTCAAAAAATAGCAAGAACTCCGATAAGCCGCATTTCATTTAATTGCTATGTAACTAAACCGTTGTCATTTCACGGAAAATTTATGATTAATATTTTTCTAGGAAGCACGACTAATTCAACAGATCAGTATATATATGAGAGATTGTCTTATTCTTACAATAAGCAACAAAACCATATTTCAGCAAATGTAGAAGGAATTAACATACCTATTTTGATAAAGGATTTAACATAATATGCCACTTTTCCAATCTCTTTCATTTGTAATTAATGATCAAATTAGACAAAATCAAATTATTATAAATAGTGGTTTGACTTTGCGTTCTAATGTTTCTCAACAATTACAAGTTGTTAATTTAAATAATGCTGCAAATACAGATACTTCAGATGTGTTGCGCTGGGGATATGCTAACTGGGGTATTGAAAAAGTAACTTCAGAATACAAGCCACAAGATATTAAATAATGGGAAATACACCAATATATGGATTTGGTTACATAGAACCAAACCAAGATCTTTCAGAGAACATTGATTTAGATGAGCTTCGTTTTAAAGCTATCGAAAATCAGATGTACAATCTTTATCAAATTTTCAAGAATGGTATTGTTGAAGATGATCCTTCAACACCATCTTGGCGGATACAAACTTATTCCAATGAATTTAAATTAACTAAAATTACTATTACATCTGGTAAAGGTTTTGTTTCTTATAAAGCTGGAAAGACAACTGCTTCAAAAGATGTAACTCTTCCTACAATTCCGTCTACTGTTGGGCTCTCAAAAGTTTATGTTTATGCTTATGAAAATGCTAATACAGCTATTACGGGAGATGTAGATTTTGTTGCTTCATTGACACAAATAAATGATACTGTTAATTATATTTCTCTAGGCTATTTAGAAGTTGATGTAGCAAATAATCTTATAAATTTGTTTGAAACTAACAGACAAGATATAACTTTATTTTCAACTCTTTCTTATTTAATAAAGAATCACAAACATATTGGCGGGACAGGAAACCCAGCTCCAATTGATTTATCTTCTGAAGTAAAAAATCAATTGACTAGTGAAAATATATCTTCTATTGATGCATCTAAAATTTCTACAGGTATTTTGGATTCAGCTCGCCTTCCAGATATCAGCCATAACAGCTTAGAGAATAAAGGTAATCTTACACACGATCAATTAGAAACAGCTTTATTAGCAGTTGTGAACAATGATGCTAACGATAAAATGTCTGATTTATCAATAGCAAATAGACTGCAGATGCTTGTGGCACTGAAGAAAAATGGAGGAGTTGGATTTACATTTATTGACTCTACTCAGATCAACACAATTACGTATGTACCAGGTATATATCCTAATACTTCTTCAAATGCATCAACTGGTAACTCTGCAAATTTCAAACAAACTACATCAGTTCCTAGCCAATACACCTTAGCAACAATTTATGATTCTGCTCCTTATTCTTCTGGATCTGGTATTAGTGGTAGTGTAACATCTAGCAATTTTGTTGGAGATAAAGCTTTTGTTGTAAAGAATGACTTTCTTCAAGCAAAAACAATTGCATCATCTCTTGGATCAACAACTAATACTTTCTTTAGCAATATAAATATTTCTGGTTCTGCAACTAGTGGTAGTTTTACAATTGATACTCCACTCAATTACCTTACATTATCGCAGCCTGTATCAAGTATTTTTGACACCTCTGGATCTTGGGATACAGGATTAGTTTTCACTACCACTTATGCATCTAATAAAGTCAAGGTTGATACGAGTTTATACGCTTACACACTTTTTGACCAACCAGTTTCATTAGATTTTAATTCCAAAGTTGGGTTTGGTTTTTCTGCTGGTCTTGGCGAAACAGGAGCAGTTCTAGGAAAGATTTATATGTTCCTAGTAGTTGGAAATGGAAATACTGATCCAGGACTAGTCTATGATCAACAAATTACTTTCGCTCCAAATACAGGAACTGGATCATCTATCATTTATATCACTCCAGTCAACAATGTAAAAATATTTGATGATACTACTGATGGAGCAACAGGATCTACTGCAACTTATTCTTCAATTGGTTTAACTAATTTTGGAGATAAAAGCTTAAGATCTTCTGTTTTAGGTTTTGGTTATTATTTTTCAACAGATCAAGGTTGGAATGCTGAAAAACAAATTAAGTTTGAATTACTCACTCCTACAGATGCTCAAATTAATGCATCTGGAAATTATGACAGTTTGGTTTTAGGACGCAGAAATCCTGTTGATCAAACTTCATCAGTTTTTGTATGGAATGATTCATACACTTATAAGAACGCTAATTTCCTTTTAAGATTTGATTCTGGTGATTCAAACACTCAATACAATCAGATTCAATATGACATAGATGTGCCTTCAGGAACAAAATATACAGTTCAAAGTAGATCAAATGCAAGTTCTGATTTATTCTATAATTTCAAAACTGTTTCGGAATCTGACGTAATCATCGCTACCCCTAATACTAATTCAAGCACGGGTAGATACTTAGATGTATTGTTCTCATTGTATTCCAATGAATTACAAAGTTTGGCTCCAACCATAAATAATTTAAAAATTAACTACTCAGCAGTTGGAAGTGCTACAACAAGAATTTATGATAGAAATCTCACTGATACAACTAGTCAAAAGTTTGGTTGGATAAGTGATGTTTATTATAATAAAAATGCTGGATATGGAGATACTAATCCTAACGATACAAATTACTTAAAAATATTTGATACTACCAAAGTTGGCAATTGGGTTTATTTAAGAAATAACAATCTAATTTCAGCAGCAAATAATATTTCAGAAACAACTTTGGAAGATGGAATTGATGCTGGGTCATTAAAAAATTATTTATCACCAAATCAAATATTCTTAAAATCAACAAATTATGGATTAGACACACCTACAGATTATCAATCATTATCTTCTGGATCGAATATAATTTGCGATTCTAAAAACGATAGAATTATAATTTCAGATATAAACGGGAATTTCACAAAAGTAATACAAGGCAACATAAGACTTCGACTTACTTCAAGAGATTTAGTTGCCTTGTCAGCTACTTTCAACCCAGACACAAGAAAAATATTTATTGCCTTTTCTCAAAATATATCTTTTGTTGATTTGACAAAAATATATATAACATATGGAAACATTTCAGTAAGAGCTGATGATACTAGATTATCTTGTGATTATTTAGATCCAATATTTGATACATCTGCAACATATGTAATTTCAATCAAAGATACGGTAGAAGGTATTGCTCTAAATCTTGCAATTCAAAATGCTGCTACTAAAAAGATTAGATTAGACAAAGGTTGCTTTACAAATGCTGGTACATCATTAAATTCTAATGATGTCCTTTCTGCAACAATCCCAACATCAACAGTTTCTACTACTAACAGAACTCAGCAATTTGCAGCTGGTATTAGTACATCTATCACTGGAACTTCTACTGTAACTACTGGACTTCCATCCACAACTGCAGTTGTAAATTCTGTTACAGATTACAATGGTGATGGAGTAGTTTCTGCAACAGTTATGTATGGACCAAATTCACAATCTGATGACATAATTTTAGATTTGTGGCAAGGACCAATATATTTTGAAAATATTTACAATCCAATATCTGTTCAATACTATGAAGCAAGTTCTCTTATAGTAATTGCACAACCACACTCGAAATCAGTAGTGTGTTATAAAGATGAAGTAGCTTTAAGTCTCCAATGGGCAATTACTTCAGATATTGTCAAGTATTATGATAACAAATTAGGATCAGCTTACTTATTGTCAAACGGAAATGTTCTATTGGCCAGTCCTGCAGTAGACACAAATGACACAGGTAAATTGCAAGTTTATAATATTACTAATGGATATATAGAAACTAAATTAACATTCAACAACGATGTAATAAAAGCACTTCCTGGTCCAGCAACAGATAATTCAAACTTCTATGTACTCACTGATGATGTAATCAATTTTGGTGCAAATTCAAGATTGCATTTAGTTAATAATTCTGGAACAATTTTATCAACCTGGGGTGATAACAACGAACTGTTTCATCCAAAAGGTATGAGAATAATTGCAAATGACAACATTTTAGTATCGGAATAATTATGAATCTACAAATCCAAAAAAACAAACCAATAATTGATATAGCTGATGGAGAAAACAATTTATCATTTGAATTTATCTCTGCTGAAAAAAATTATCTATTAAGTGAATCTGAAAGCGATATAAGACTTTCACTCAAGAAAAACACTATAACAAATGTTAGTTCTTCAGATAATTTTATTACAATTGCGTTTGAGAAAATTATTTCATATGTTCAGTTTATTTCTATAAAATTTAAATTTGATTCTATTGTTGAGATACATAACAACTATATAATATTTTCTTCTGGCGATAAAGATTATGTAATTGATTTTGAAAATACAAAATACAGCTTCGAATCTGATGACATCTTATTGGTAATTTTAGACAAACCTAGTAATTCTATCAAGATATCTGAAATTAATTTCTTTGCACATAATTTTCAATCTCAATCATTCAAGGCATTCACTGCTGGTAATCCATTGTTGATTGATGACACCTGTAAAATGCCTGAATTTTCGATTGGAAGTTATGATGATTCCTCTTTTGCTATTCCAAGACCAGTAAGGCAAGGTAATCCAGTTATTTCAACAGTTCCAGCATTGATTGATAGTAATTCATCTACAGACGATATTGATTACTACAACACTGGATTAGGGCCAACTTCTAAAACGATACATTTTAAAATAATCTGCAACACTATTATTGAAAATACTTTATCAGCTGGAGACTTGTCACCAAACCTACAATTGAAAGTTTATTTACCTAATGGTTTGGATACAGTGAAAGCCCCAGTGTATGTTGATATGTATTTTGTTTCTTCAGACTCTACAAACGATATATCTGTTTATTCTGCTTCTTATACTTTTTATAAACAAGGGCGATATAACAACATTGATTTTGTAGACGGCTTTATGTATTTCGATGTACATTGCCCGTTAACTGTACAAAAATCTATACCTTTCCAGTTTGATTTTCAACTTTTATAGGGTGTGCATCAGCTGGCAAAGAATATTTTAATATTCCCTGGTTAGCGGTGGTTACAAGTGCCATATAACGTTTCAATAATTTTACCAAACAATCTTACAAGTGGATATCTTCAATCTGAATTTATAAATCTAGGTCAACCTTACACTAGCAATTCATATTCCAAAGATCCATCACTTGATAATAATAAAAATACTCTTACTTTTAGTTTCGAAGTAAGAGATAGTGGCACTCGTGAAATTACCTATTTACGTAGAATTAAAACTCTCTACTTATCAAACGACCCAGAGTTTGATCCAACTGCAACCATAGCTATCCAAAATTGGCCATCAAGTTCATATGTTTATGATCCAACATATGATTATGAATACACTTTTAATTCATCTTACTTTTTTGATAATACTCTTACCCAAGGTACAATGGCCACTCCAACAGCAGGAGGAACTGGGTTATTTAAGGTCTATAACTGGCCTTTAAGTGCTACAGGTGGACTTTCTACAGTATATATGAAAGCCATCCTAGAAGGCCCAAATGGTACTGATATTGAGTATCCAATGGGCTATGGTATATTTGATCAAATTAGATGGGAAGGCGTAATTCCAGTAAACCCAGATTTTCCTGAAATCCCAAGTGCAAAATCAGGATATACAGGAAAAAATACTCTTCTTTCTTTTGTGAGCGGAAATCAAGTTTCTGCTGAATCTGAATTTACTGGTATAGGAAGATATCTTGCTAGTGTATATGAAATTTCAAATACTGGCGGAACTTACGATGCATACTCAGCGAAAAGCAGTGTTAAAAGAACGCTGATTCCTACAGCCTCAATAGCTTCAACAACATTAGCCACATACAGATATTATGATGGCAATTACACATCATCTTCTTTGTCTTTAGGTGCAAATATTGGATTAACTGGTGAAAGTTATGGTAAGGGTGCATTTTTCTATTCAAATACAAAGTTAGTACCATCTGTAAACAAAACTGACTTTTATACTCAAGCTGGATTTTCTTTCACTACATCCGGAATAGCAGTAACTTCACAAGCATATTTAAAATTGTTTGCTGCTCCTGATACAAGTGCAAACGGCAATGAAATAGTTTGTAGAATTGATATTCCTAATAATTCGAGTCCAACAGCCCTCCTTTACACAAGAATAAATGGATCTGATAGCGCAAGCAAACAAACTACATCTTTACCACACAGCATTCTTCCATTACTACAATCTGGTGGTCTTATGGAAATGTATTACTCTTCAATGGGTACTACAAACTTATGTATGGTTGAAGCTTACTACACACCGTATTTAGATCAATCTACAACTTCAAGAAAAAGTTATCTTCTCGGGAATGCTATAGTTTCATCATTCGGTACTTCATCTGTTGGAAGCGCTTTTGGCTATCAAATTTCACAAGCAACTGGATCAACATTCTCTGGTGGATTAGTATTAGATGAATTATTTATCGCTCAAGGAAAATCAAAACTTTCTGTCGATATTGGTGATTGTACTAATGATGATATAGCCTTGATAAATAATCCAGTGACAGAAATTGAATACGGATGGTCTGATTCTGTCAACGAAGATTTTATAGTCTTAACCGATGCTCCTTCTGATATATCTTTCACAACTACTGTAACTAATAATCTTTATCAAATTAGTAAGATAGATAGTTCAAATACTCACACTGTTCCTATGCATTACGAACTGCAACTTTACAAGCCTTCTTTGAGTAATAGAAGTAAATTTGAATTAGCTTTCAAACACGGCTCTGATGATGTTTATGTTGCTTTTAGTTCTGTTTCTTCATACAGATCTCATACGCAGAACAGTTTGACAGTAAATTGGGATAGACCTTTTGGCGTAAGATGTGACGATGGATTCGCATATTCTGATGCTCCACTAAATGCTCCAACAATTTTAGTCAAGTTCAGTGGAGAAAAAGATGAAATTTCTGTGTCTTATAGAGGCGAAGATAACAAATTAAGAAGACAAGTCTTAAGATCTTACCAACCACAGACAGAAGTTTGTAAATTTATTTTTGAAATAACTGATCAATTACCAAATTCTTACACTGGCAGATTCAAAAACAAAACAGCTACTGGAACATATCTTCTCGTAAAAGAAACTACAGGTAGTGGAATCAATCTTGTAGGTGTAGTTGATATGCTTCTGCCTATCAATTCTAACACTTCAGGTTTAGGTTATTTTGCTTCTTTTGGTGTAAGAAAGAGCTCATATAATAATGATGGATCTACATATTTCCAAGACCTAAGATGGATTGGAATTCCTAATTTTTACAAAGAGCAATATGACAACGATAGCAATGTAAAAACAACATTACTATCAGATGAGGGATTTACAAACTCTAAGCATTATTTAGGGCAAAAATTATTAAGTGGATTGACTGACTTAATTGACTATCAATACGAGACTGCAAATACGCTGCCTAAATTAACTTTAGAAGCACAGAATTTTACATTCACAGCATTACCAAATTCTCCAACATATTCATCAAATGTATTAACTGCTGGAACTGCTGGAACATTAGTCTTGAATGGTGGCTTTGTTACCTCAACATCAGATTATATTCTTGTTGCTGGTCAGGCTACAACATCACAAAATGGTGTTTATTATCAGACAAGAGTTGGAACAGCTACTACAACTTGGAGATTATCAAGAGTTCCTGAAATGAATTCTAGTGATGAAATTAAGTCAGGTATGCTTGTAAAAATTCCAACGGACTATTCTGTCGCTAGTACAAAATGGTACTTAAATACACCAGATCCAATTGTTTTAGGTTCTTCAAATCTTGCATTTAGTGCAGTAGAGCCAACACCTGAAACTATCTCATTAGCAACAACAGGAACTAATATCGTTGTTTCGTCATTAGCTTCATTGACGATAGATGGAACTGCTCTTTCAACTTTGGCTATCGGAAGCAAAGTTTTAGTAAAAGATCAAATTGAAAATACTGAAAATGGAGTTTATATAAAGTCTGTTTCAGGATTTGCAATAACATCCACAGATGTTGATGTTCCATTGAGGGTTACTGGTGGAACTATTAATGCAAACACAAATTTTTATAAATCTGAAGTTTCTTTTAATGGAAATTTAGTTAATAAATTTGTAAGCACGACATTCTTCAAATCAATTACTGTTGGTGAAATATCAAGTTTTATAACAACTACAAAACCTAAACTTTTCGAATTCAAATTACATTGGAATGGATACGACAAGCCTTTTCCAATGAATGAGCTTAAGATTAGATTCTTTGCAAATTTAGGATCATTGCCAGATTACAATAATCCTCTTACATCTTGGAAATCTGTTTCATATAAGCCTTTTGTTGCTGGATTTAATAACAGTCCAAATAACAACTTAATACAAGTTCAATTTACTGATTCTGATTGGAACCAAAATGTTTCTCAATCTGATGTTATTTGGGTGGCTATATCAGTTCCATTCAATTCTGCCTTAGGAAGAGCGAATGGTATAGAACTTTCAAACGTTGACTTTATAGAAAACGGAGAATTTTCTGGTTATAGAAGAGCTAACAATTTATGGCACAAACTTCATGCTAGATATGAAGAGAAGTCAAAGAACTCAACCCATAAAAACTCAATACAATATAGAGTAAGAGCAGCATCACACGGAAATATCTCAAGCTTCTCTACAAAGATTAGCAGCCCTTCTCAAGTAGATATAGAAGCACCAAAGTATTTAGGCGATGATCCTAATATTTTAGTTGCAACAGAATCTACATTAAGAATGGTTCAATTGTCAATCCAAGCAGATGATAATGAATCTGGAATCCTTGCTTTCAGAGTTGGAAAAGAAATTGATAATTCATTTATCAATTACACATCTTGGCTTCCTTGGGATAAATTTATTGTAAGTGAAGATAACTTATATTATCTATATCTTTATGGACATTTGAATTACTATTCTTTGGGGCCACAAAATACAGCTTTCCAAAATCAGAATATAGGATTTTCGGGACAAAGAAAAATCTGGGTGCAATTGATGGATTATATGGGAAATATATCTGAATCTAATCCATTAACATTTGTTGCATCATCCCAAGCTTTAGTAGATACACAAGCACCATATGGAACAGTTGATTTCTTTGATCCAAAAACAAATCAAATTACTACAGTTTCCAATCTTCCTCAATCTTGGATGAAAGTTGATGGACACGATTTGGTAACTGGAATTAAAGACGTTCAAATTAGAAGATTGCTTGACTCTGGAAATGGTGAATGGTCAGAGTGGATCCCATATTCGCCTTATGTAAAAGTAGATTTTACTGGTGAAAATGATGGAGTCAAAAAAGTAGAAATAAAATTTAGAGACTTTGGAAATAATATCACTCAACCTGAAGTTAAATGGAATGCTATTAGGAGACCAAAAGTATAATGGTATCAACAATTTTTACAGCTAGTTGTTCTTGGAAAGGACCAAACGATAGCGAAAAAATATTATACTTTGCAGGCATCTCAAAGAAAAAATTTACAAACATTTCTTTAGTAGATAGTTTAGATCCAGCATATGCATCAAGAACTGCTTTTAAGCTTGTCGGTACAAATTCAGATGATTTGGGAAGAGTATACAAAGTAAATTCTAAAGATGAATTAATAGTTAACTCTGCCGTAAATTATGGAGTTGATGATTATAAGAACTATCTAATTTTTGAAACTCCTATTGATCCATCTTTAGTTAACGTAATCTTAGAAAGATACTATGCTTCTATACACACAGCTAATCTTGTATCCTTCGAAAAAATTATTGATCTAGAAAATCAAGGTGAAAGAGCAATTACCTCAATGGTTGCTTCTTCTGACGGTATTTATTTATCTGGCGTGTCAGGAAAAATCTGGTTTTACAATGGAGAATATGTAAGCGGTCCTATATTCATTCTTCAAGAAAACAGCGAAGATATATCTGCTTCAGTTATGATCTCTCACAAATTTGAACACGAAGCTGAATCTTATCTTTATGTAGGGTCAGATCAGTTACCAAGATTGTTCAGAGCTAAATTAAGTTCAGCTTACAATGGTAGTGAGTGGGAGCAAGTTTATCCTTACGGTGAATTAGCTGCTAATTCTGGTGGTATTTTGTCAATGGTTTCTGCATACAATAAGTTATTTATTGGATGCTTAGATAAGAAAATCCACAGATATATTAGAACCCTTACAGTTTCATTGTCAGAGCCAACAAACTTAATTACAGAAGAAGTTTTAGTAAAGGAAACAGAAACTGAATCTTTAGAAACATCTACTCTTATATCCAATAATATTAGTGATTATGAGCCAGCAAATTTTGGTATTAGATGTTTAGCTGTTGGGAAAAATCAAGTTGTAGCAGGTATCGATAGAAAGCCTGAGATTTGGTCTTATTCTGAAATACCATTATCCAATCCAACTACTGATGAAAGTTGGACTACTTTAGATCTTGATGAAGTATTTATGAATGATCCAGCTCCAGCCCAATTCTATTCATATGATAGTAATACTCTTTCTAGAAATGATGAGAATGTAGTAATAGCAAGGTTTCCTGAAGAAAATAGTGCAGTACTTTACAATGAATTTTTAGTAATTAAAGGCAACACTGTATCTTCTACTGGGGCTACAACTTATGGCGCTAGATTGTATGAAATTTCAGAAGGTAGCGATTGGGAGCAACTTCTTCAAGAGAATCTACCAAGTCAAAATTTCATCAACGTAAAATGCGCTTCTTGGCAAGCAATTACAAGTTGGAATAATTTTACTTCATTAGATGGATATGATCTTGTTCTAAACGATTTGTTTATGCTCAAAGATCAAACCGCTGCTGGAACTAATGGTATTTACAATGGCATTTATGTTTACAATGGAGTAAATAACACACCATCCCTCGTAAATATTACACAGTATGTAATTTCAAATAGCACAAAATTAGGATTCTATATTGAAACTGGATATATCAATACTGGCAATCGATATTTACTAAACTACACAAATTTTTTATCTACAGGCAGTTTTGTAGTTTATAAACCAAGCTATACTTTCGAGACAGAAGTAATCAATCTTAACTCAAGTCAGGCTGCAACTTCTTTAGATTTGAAAAATGACACAACATTAAATAACGCAGAACAAATTCCTACAAATTCACTCACAGGATTTCAAGGTTTTCAAATAGCAGATTTGTATGGTCAGTATTGCATTGAATTTAACAGCACTACACTCAAATTATCAAGCGGATTCAATTCTGTCGAGAAAACATTAACAACTACAGGTTTGATAGCAAATTATCAATTTTATTCAGTGTCTAGTGGAATTACAACTTCTAGCACTCAATCTTGGACTATTGATAAATTTGTAAGTAGTTTGACTGCAACAACTGAAACTTCTTATGATGTTTTCAATGATCCATACGAAAAATATGTATTGAAAATTGATCCAGCTTTAACAGGCAATCCAGCTATCTATGTAGACAATTTGGATCTTGAGGTAGATTTAGATTCAATTATTACATTGAGAGTAAAAGCTAAACCAAAATCTAAATCATTAGACTTGGGGAAAATCAAAGCTTACTGGGCTTATGAGGGTGGCATTTTCAACATAAGTGCAGAAACAGCTTTACACTCATCTGACGAATTTATAACTTATAAAATTGAGCCTATTTGGAAGGGCAATATTGGAAAGTTAAAAATAGAATTTGTAGATCTTCCAGAAAACAATGATAGACCAGATGAAATTGTCATTGATTTGATACAAATTAGATCTATTGAAGATGTGTTTGATATTAATAATAATCTTTCTAAAATTAGATGGGTTGTTGAAGATAGAGATATTAAAATTTATTTAGGACAACAAAGAACTCCATTTTTAGAAAAGAAAAATTTTATTTCTCTAGACACTTATAATTCAAAATATTTGGATGTTTCAGCTAATGATTATGATTATGATCACCCGTTTATTCAATTCGGGAAAATCGATAACAATGGTGGAGATTCCTTAGTTGGATATTCAAAAATTTCTTTCATTATTGGATCAACTTATTCACCAACAAATTACAAAACAATAGAGTTCAATCAATCTGCACACTTACCTTCGACAGGTGGAGTCAGGTTATTTACTTATCACGATGGAACATTATATTGTTCAACAGATGGTTTTATAAGTAGCAAAATTTCAGAAAATCCAAATGACAGACAAAGCAAGATTTTCTTTTATAGATCAGATTCAGAAAGTTGGTCGCTTGAAGATATAAATTTTGAAAGAAAGAAAATCTTTGATAGTGCTGGAAATTACACACTTTACGGGATTATAAGACCTTTAACAATGATCAGCTATAAAGGCAAATTATTCTTAAGCGGACACTATGGAAGTATTAAATCATAATGAGTGAAGATATCAGAAACACATTTATTGCATTTAGTGGTGCAAGTCCAGGAATCTCTACAAGCTTGACAAATCTATCATACACTTCCTATGATGGCAAAAGAGTTTATTTAAATTTTGAAGATATTGACAGCACAGGAATTGAGCCTTCCACAGGACTTCAATTAAGATTTTCTGTCACTAAAAAATTCGGAGCTATTGCAACTACTGTCACACCAACATCTACATTTGTTGATGCAAGTTCTCCTAAGACTCTTCAATTGATTTTGGCTGATTCTGATAGAATTGTAGATTATTCGTATAATGGTAGTGGAGTAGCATTAACTGCTCAAACAGTCTTTGTTTCTTATGATGGAACAGGCTTTGGCAGTACAGTCCCTAAATTATCGGACAATGATACACAAAAATCTTTTGTATCTTCTTTCACTGGTGTAGGAATTACAAATCTTACAAAAGAATCAAATCCTCCACTTTACAATTATTCAACCACAAGTACTGACGGAACTAAAGTATTCGTCTATTACACAGAAGCTACTCCACCCCTTCTTCCAACAACAAATATTAGTGGTTTTGCAGTATCACAAAACAATTCTGGTATTGCAATCACAAATGGCTATGTTCTAGATCCTACAAGTGCTTCTAATGGCAAAGTAATTGTTTTGCAGTTATCAGGAAAAATTGATTCTGATGATGGCACAAACCCCGTAACTCTCACCTACACACCTCCTGCATCTGATTTTTTTAAGATCAAGGACAGTACAGGCACAGGATTAACTTATGCTGTATCTTTTTCTGGAACAGCAATTACAAATTTGGTTGCAGATAGATCTAGGCCTGTTGTAGTAAATGCACAAACTTCAGTAACAGCTCCAACATTATTCCTAAATTTCTTTGTCACGATGTCCGAGCCTACTCTTCCGGGTACATCTGCAACTGGTTTTAGTATATATCACGTTGAAGCAGAAGCATTTAAAGATATATATTCAGTTACAGATTCAAGCACAACTTACAATGGATTTGGCGTAACACAATATGCATTAGCTGTAAATAAGAGCGGATTAGGACCAAACGATACATTCATTCTTAGTTACTCAAAACCTACTAGTGATTACATAACTGATCAAAGTGGAAATTTGAATGAGCTATTAAGTTTTTCAAATTTAGCAATCAAGAATCTTTATCGTGGAACATTCCCCTTATCTCCTGGTGGCGGATATAGTGCAATTGCTGCTACAACCAGTTATGTTTCAACAACAGGATATGACCTTTATTTAGATTTTGATTTAAACAAATCGTATCCAGCTATTCCAGGAACAGGCATTACTGGATTCAAAGTTTTTATTGATGGACAATCTGCTCCAATAAGAAGTGCATCAACAGGAACAACAGGATCAGATCATAACGTAAAGTTATCTCTTTACAACAAAGTTTCTTCAGGTAGCACTGTTGAAGTTTCATTTGAGCAAGGTAGTTTAAGATTATATGGAGCTTCTGGATATGCTGCTATAAATAATTTTGAGCCAGCTCCAATAACTAACAACGCAAGTTATGATCATACTGGTTTTTTTGATGCATATTTTTGGAATCAATCAATTGATGATAATACAACTTATGGTTACGAAATTGAAGATGAAACAACAGATGTATTTGTAAAATCTGAATTTTATCCAAATGCAAGTGTAATTTATGACACTGTTCCGCCTAAGGGTATTCTTATATTAAATAGGAAAGCTGATGATGTAGATCCAGGAATCAAAGTACATTATTTTTCTGGTACTGGATATTCTTCAACAACAACAGAGTATACAGACGCAACTTCATCTTATTCATTCTTGCAAACTGTAAATGCTTTTAAAATAGTTTCAGACAAAGCTCAAAATATTTCAACAATTTATTTGAAACTCAAGAAAACTGGAAGTATTGTAAATCTAGGCGATAGAATAAATGTTGCAATATATACTCACGACACTGTAAACGATTCACCTTCTACTTTACTAGGTTCTTTTTCAAGTATTCAATTTGATGATTTGACTACATCTTTTGATTCATATACTTTTACAAATACAGGTTTGACATTAGCTGAAAATACAACATATTGGATTCATATAACACTTGATAATTTACCAATGCCTACTGTTGGTTCTGCCACTATAGACATTGCTAATTTCACCAATACATCATCAGAATTTGCCTATTATGATGATGATAATTTGATTTGGATAAGATTAGCTAATACATCTCCATATTACAAAATTACTGCTTTTAATACAGCTTCAGCAGAATTGTCGTCAAAAGATTACCTTTTAGATATTTATGAAACCCCATTGAAACAAGTAAGTGTTTACGGTGGAAGCTCTGACCTATCAAAATTTGAAGTTATAGGAAATGATCAAGCTAATTATATTTATAAAAAGTTCGATCCAGTTTACGAAGACACCACTAATTCTGCAAACAATATTTATCCAACGGTTACTAATTTGATTGTTGGAGCTACTGCAAAAAATACTAAAACTTATATCTTGCAAGTAAAGAAAACTCAAACATCAGAATGGGAAGACATTGTAGAAAATATTGCTGATCCAGAAACTACTGATTACTTAAGTTTTGCATTCACCACTCCTATTTCTCTGTACGCCGCTAGAATTTCTTACCACGGAGACTATTTCACTATAGATCAAAGAGGCGATTTAACCTTAGCTGCATATGATAAATATTCAGATGTAGTCTCAGCTCAAATTTCAAGATTTTCTGACTTTAGAGATGCAACTTCTTTCCCAAATGCAGACAGTAAAGGGTTTATAGATTTTTCAGCCGGTGAGACTACATTTACTAATATTGATCTTACAAATGCTGCTTATTTATGGTCTAAGAAAACTGGCAATGCAACATCAGAAATTACTGCAATTGCTTCTTTTAATGAAAAGATTTTAATTGCAGCAAATCATAAAATGTTTGTTTACAAGAGTGGAGAAGTTTATCAGATATTAAATGAAGCGCTTGTATCTGAAAAATATCAAATTACTTGTATTCACGTTTATAATGGAAGAGCTTATGCCGGAACAAATTATGGATTAGTATTCACATCGTATAATGGAGAATTTTGGTCTGTATTAAATGCTAAAGATCCATTATCTACAACTAACTACAAACTATTGAAGCCTATCATTTCTATGTCTTCATTAGGAAATAAATTATTTTTAGGATCTACAAAGGGATCAACAAGCTCTTGTTCAGTTTATCAATATGATGGAAAAGCAATTTCTGAACTGAAAACATTTACCACTTATGATCAAATTTCTGCTATCGCTGCAAAAGAATTTACTCTTTATGTAGGATTAGGAGGAGCATATGGTAGTGGAGCTTCAGCAATTTATAAATATTATAATTCAGAGTGGGTTCAAACATTATCATCTAATTTTGACAATGTTGAGTGTATGATCAAATCCTCAACAAGAAATTCTATTTTAGCAGGATTTAGAGGCGGACAAATCTGGGAGTTATCTTTCACAAATGCAACAGCTAATTCTTGGGCTAAGCTTTATGATACATATGCTGACCATATTTTTAATATGTACGATGATCCAAATGGCAGCTATGTTTATATTAGTGCTGACAATGGAACTTATGGATATTTTAAGTTAATAAATAATTTCAAGAAAATTGTTTCTTATTCTTATGAGACAAATCAACTAAACGCAACTTGGAGATCTTACACAGGATCAGGCATCACTTGGACAGATTTTGGTGATATTGAAAGCTATAACTTTGTTGCTTATAGAGGACAGACAGAAGCAATCAACTATACTGGGGCTATCGGAAATTCATTCGTTCCTCCAACAGGCTTTACAAATAGTTCTTTGATTTATGAAGGGGCAGTCTTAGCATCAAAAGACGGAAATCTTTCATTTAGAATAGACAGTAGCGTTGGATATAATTTATTTGTAAATGACACTTTGCAAATAAGTAATTACAATCAATCTACTGCATTGTCAACACTTTATTCAACAAATGCTTTCACTACTTTAGAAGGTGATAAATTTAAAATAAAATTACAGACAACTAATAATGTTGGATCTGGAACTACTTTTAAATTATTATGGCAAAAAGATAGTGGAGAAGCTTTTGAAGTTATCCCAGCATCACAATTCTTAGGCTCAAGTGAAATGAAAGCTATCACTGCAATTGGTAATACTTTCTACGGCGCTGGTATGGATGGTAGTGTTTATGAATTTACTACTACACCATATGAAAATAATAGTAGATATATTTATGCTAGATTCAAGGATCAAGCTGGAAATATTCAAGGTGTGTCTTTGCCTGCTCATTCTAGTGGTTATCCTTTGATTAGTGACAGAATGATTCAAGTGGCTAATACAGCAAACAATACAAGCTCATTCATTCAATATACAAATACAACTGTTGTTTCAAATACAAACACAACTATTAATCCTGTAACTGGAAATACACAAAACAATCAAAACAACAATCCAACACAGGGTCAAACAAATGCAAATACTGGCTCCACAACAACGACAAATACTAATACTAATAACCAGAATTTATCTACAACTAATAATTCAGGCGTTATCTATCAAATCCAAAAGAATGCTGACAACTCGTTATCTAGGAAGGGGATTTATGTACCCCCTTCAAGAGTTTACCCAGTTTATGCTCCTGACCGTAAAATCAGAGAGTACGGAATTTATGAAGTTCAGCCAATTTATGTTCCAACTCTTATTACGTGGACTCAAATTGTTGCCCTTATCTTAAATAAATATCCATCTACTCCTGATTCATCTTTAGATAATGGTACTCAAGTTAAGATTTATGTAAAGGCTGGAAATACAAGAGCAGAATGTATAGCAGCAAGTTATGGAGATGCACAAACATTATCTTCAATCAATGACAGTCTTGCTCCAACAACTGCACAATCTTTGTCTGTTGATCTTTCTGCATATTCTGGAAAATGGTTGCAATATAAAGTTGAACTGATTACAGCAACTCCAAATGTCACCCCAGAATTACTTTCTTTGACTCTTTCATATACATCATCTACAGGCAGCTATTTCTTTACTAGAATGTTCGATACAACTAATTATGATACTGATGCTCCAATGATCAAAAGAGGATTACTTACTTCTAACGAATTAAAGAATAATGGTAGTATCGTTTACGGATATACAACATCTGACGACTCTAACGAAACCTTTAATTTTGCAAACTATACAGTTATTTCGCCTAATCAAACATTCGAATTATCAGAAGCATCCAGCAAAATTAGATTTGGAATCTTCCTCACAAGCGTAGGAACAACTCCATCTATGGTCTATGATTTTGCCGTACAACTTGATATAGGAGATGCTAGCATTAAATTTAACCCAACTCCGTAGGTAGTAATGGCTAATCGTACATCAATTTACAAGTTTTTATATTCACAATTTGGCGATATTTGGTACCCAGGTTTTGACTATGAAAATATGCTCACAGCTGAAACTAATTTTTCAGGCGTATACTCTTTCTTTGGGCCTGGAGTAATTAATGGCTGGGATGTTTCTAAATTAGTTGATAGTAGAGCTGATCAAATTTTACTTATTGATGGCTACAACTCAAGTACCACAAGCGAATATGGGCAAAAACTTACTCTACTAAATCTTGACTACACTGTTTCTTGTCGAGTCGCTACAACTACCAACATTACACTTTCAAATACTCAAACTATAGATGGTGTTTCCGTTGTCTCTGGAGATATTGTATTAGTAAAAGATCAATCTACAGCAGCAAACAATGGCATATATACTGTTGCTTCTGGATCTTGGACTAGACATTCTGCACTTGATTCTTCATCTGATTACTCTAATAATTTTGTCGTCTATGTAAGTTCTGGAACAGCAAATGAAAAAACATTATGGCTTGGAGCTGTATCATCCACTAATTTCACTTTAGGCTCAACAAATCTTTATTTTCAAAATGCATTTCAGCAGTGCATCAAAGTTAGCACTGGAAATGGCATAATTGATAAATATGCTGCAAAAACAGAAAAGCCACAATACTTTAGACAAACAGTAAACAATACTTTCTATGCTTGGGCTGAATCTGGAATTTCAACTCTGTCTGACGAAATTTGTAATATTACTTGCCCAGCGCTTCCAGACTCCAAATACAACACATATTCTAATGCTGTTTATTTAGCAACCATTATTTACAAGGCTGATACAACTTACACAGATTTTAGTGTAGTTTCTGAAATAATTTATGAAGAAAGAAGAAATCAAATAAATGAAACTGCTGGAGAGTTTCAAAGACAGCTCCAATTGTCTTATCTTAAACACAAGCATTTAGGTGAGATAAATACAGCAGAAAAGATTGATCTTGGCAATTTTCTTGTTCTTTATGGGTCCACTACTGATGGGAGCTTGAGTTATAGTAATACATCTATTTTTGTATTGAGAAATTCTGATGGCTCTCTGTTCAATGATACTATTTCTTCTTACGGCACACCAATTGTAAAACTTGACGGAATTACTTTACCTTCCACAGACTATTCAATTAGTGAATCAAGCAGCCCATACAAGATCTATCTCACTCAAGGTATCAACTCTACATCTAAACTTGAAGTGTATTTACCTTATGCTACAGATCAAACATTAGTAGCAGTAGATGCTAATCAAGCATTGTTATCATCATCATTAACTTTGAATTCATACATCAAATTAAGTGATGGAACAATTTACCAATACACAGATGCTTCAGGAATAACAACTGATAAATACACTCTGTTTTCTTGGACAGACTTTCAATACGACACAGCAGAAGTTTACTTGTCAGATGTATTGATTGATCCAGTTCATTACACAGTCAATCCTTACTCTGGATGTATTTTACTTAAGAGTTCAACACCAAATTACAATCAATTTACTTTCTCTGATTTGAAAGTGATAGTAAAAGTTCGTAAAGCTGAAATCAAAAATTCTTTATCTAATGACTTTATCAAGAATTTATCGGCAAACAGTATATCTACAGGCAAGATATCAATAAATAATTTGAAGATAAATCATTACAGCGAAAATAGATATAAAGAAGCCTTGACTTTTACTCCTGACAAATATCTTGTTACAGGTATTGGAAAGTCATATTTATATCCACAGAACACTAATTCTGCCATCCAATACAACGACAATATTAGCGCATTTTACAAGAGTGCAAATATTATTACAAGTTTGAATTTGATTTATGCTGCATCCTCTAGAGGTTTATTCACATTCAATTTGGGTAGCAATACAGCACAATCTTCAAACTGGCAAAATGACTATGGAAAGATAATTTCACTAGAAGATAATATAATTTATCCTACAAATGAAAATTATTTTAAAAATGTTTATGCTTTTACTTCATTGGGCAAAGTTTATTACAACAACACAAATAATTTATGGAATGAACTAAAGCTTCCAACTGATTCAAGTGGAATTGCAAAAACATTAAGTGCATTCAAGATTTCTTCTGATAAAACTGCAGATGGATCTTATCAAATTTATCAATATGGTTTGACAAGTGATAAAGTTTATTACAGCATCATCCCAGACAATACAGCTTATCAAAATTGGAGCTGGAGTGAAGTTTCTAGTTTTTATAATAGTTCTGGCACTGCGATAACAAATATTTACAATCTTTCTGGAATCCAAGAAGTATCAACACAAAAAACTACTTATGTTGAAAATGCGCCAGATGATATTACAGTTCAAAGAGCATTATATGTTGGAGCAATTGGTACTAGCACAAGGGGTCTATACTACGGAGACTTTAGCCAATTATCACAAATACTTAACGAACCAGTAAAGGGAATTTACTGGATCAAAGATGGTACTTACAAAAATAATATTATCTGGTGGAATGATTATCAGGCATTTATCACTCACACTGCTAAATACTATGAAGACGCAACAGGTAAGTATTGGTCTCTTCCATTCTCACAATCCGCTACTTCTTTTAGCAACGCTTTATGTGCCACGACTGAAGATATCTCACTTTCAGGAACGCAAATAATTGATGGTGTATCTGTCAGTGCTGGCAATATTGTTTTAGTTAAGAACCAAACAACAAAGCCAGAGAATGGAATTTATATTGCATCCTCTGGAAGTTGGACAAGATCAACAGAATTAGATGTCAATGCTGAATTTATCAATTGGAAAACTGTTTATGTCTCAAGTGGAACAATCAATGGTGATAGCTCTTGGTATCTTGTAGTTGAAGATGCGTTTGATTTTGGAACTTCTGATGTTGTATGGGAAGTTCAGAGACTCAAGATATATCAAAACTCCACTCCTTCTGGGGCTGGATCAAGTTCAGTTATCAATTGTGTAACTCAAAGAAACTCATCAACATTCCCGTCTGATTACTTTATTGGACACTCTAATGGTATAGCAAGAGTTCAAGAAACATCACTAGGAACATCAATAGCTTACTCCGAACTTTTTTGGGAGCCTGTATATCAAGGTGCAGTAAATTCTCTTTATAGCTTTGATGATGGATCTAATTTTGGAAAATTATACGCTGGAACAAGTAATGGTATATTCTTAAGTACTGAATTATTATGGCAAGATGTAAACATTTCCAGCACAGTTTCTTTAGATTATAGATGGAAGAGACCTAACGATACATTTGTAGAAAACGAAACAGAATTTGCTGTTTTTGACAAAGACTATAATCAGATAACGAATTTTACTCTCAACTATCCTTATCAAATGGTGGCTATTGGATCATCTTATATTCCTGGAAATCAACTGTATTACGAGAAGAGCTTCAATACTTTCACAACAAACGCTTGGAATGATACTGGATCTGATAGCACTAGATTGTTCACATATATTAATGATGAGCCTAGCACTATTCCTTTTTATTCAAGCGCATCAGAAGGCAAAATTACTTTCACGCAATCTGTCTTGAAGAAAGATATTGACAATGTAAAGGTGTCTATTGTAAATGACATCCCAGCAATTACAGATGTTGGAACAAAGCCCCATTCTTCTACTTATGTGCCCTTATATAAGACAAAAAGCCCTATTGCATTACTAGCTAAAGCAAACTCCAATACGGATACTAAAATCTATGTAAATCAAAGAATTAGTGATTATTCTTTAGTTGAACTTAAGAGTGGAAATAAGTATGATATTGCAGTTGTAAAATCAATTGACAATACATCTTTCCCAACAGAAATTACCCTATCTGTAGCAAGACTTACAAGTACTACTACTTTTGGTGTTGGTACTGAAGTTTATGGTATCAAGAACGAAATTGTATCTGGATTAGAAGATGATCTTTATCTTGCAATTTCAAATCAAACATATAACCTTGCATCAGAGAACAATTCTAATATTCAAGAATTAGCTAGAAAAATCAAATCATTGAATTCAACTATATTTGATTTCTCTGCGCCATCTATATCACAGACAGACACAAGAGGACTTAAGAACACATTACTAATTGATAATTTCTCAAGTAATGCTAGTTTTGACAGTCTTAATTCATCCTATAAAAATAGAACAGAATTAGTCCCAACTGTAAATGATTTCGAAAGTGATCCAATCCAAGTCAAGGGAATTATTGGCTTGACAAAAGATGGTACAGGCACAAGAATAATTACAGAAAAAGGTGTTTGGAAATATACTGGATACTGGGAACTTGAAAGCACATTAGACGGTGCTTTTGATGCTAATTATATAGCTATTAATCCTAATCTTGAAATTATTGTTGGCGCTTCTAATGGCCTTTGGAAATTTGACACAACTTGGCAGAAACAAACTTCATCAGCAAGACAAAATGCATATCTTTCAGGATTTTGGAATGGATCTGTTTTTGAAGCATTTGCAACTAGTGATGGCTTGAGTGTCAAACTTGGTTCTACTACTTTCCTATCTGACTTCTTGAAACTTACTTCAAACAATATAAATGGACTTTTCAAAGGCATTTATATTAAAAATAGTGCTGGCACTGTATCTGAATTCGAAAGTTTACACGCAGCAGGAGACGATGGATATTATGTTATGGGGAACGATACACAATATTCAACATTCTCTAGCTTCCTTGTTCCTAGAAAAATGTTCAGCGCTGGAAATCCTGAAGGCGTAAATAAATACTATAAATCTTTCCAAGCCTACAGTGTTCCTTCATCAACAGCTAAATTAGAATATGCAAATCCATTATTTATTCTTACTAATGATGGTATTTTAAAAGTAAGAAACTGGAAATATTCTTATCCTGAAGATCTTAATTCTACTGACTTCATTGTTGAGAGCAGATACTTGAGAGGGCTACATTGTTTCTCTTATGCTATTGATACTGAAGCTGCTGTTGGATCTACACCTGGCAAATCTAAAATTTACATAGGAACAAATGATGGAGTTTACAGATCTTTTGATGAGGGTAATACTTTTGAAAGATCAGACTACATTAGCACACTTCCAACTTGTGTTTATGATCTTCAAGTCTTTTCTTCTACATTCAACAGTATCACACAAAATGTTTTAGTTGCCTGTACTAATAATGGTATTTGGTATACACTTGATGATGGTGATTGCTGGTATAGAACTGGTGAAAATACAAGCGAAGGATATAGCCCAGTTTTATTTGCATCCAAGCCTTCAAATGACATAAGATTTATAATTAGTGACAGTGGATCAGTTGGATATTTAGCACAGACATTTACTACATCTTCAACTGCAAGCACAATTTCAAAAGTATCTGCATTCTTGTCAATTAGAGAGCAAGATAACATTGCAAATTCTTCATATAATGATAGTCTTACAAATACAACTCTTACTGCTTATGTTTATTCTGTAGATACAAATTCAGCACCACAAACTCAATTAGCAGCCTCCAGTCCTATTACTTCTTCTAGTATAAATGTAGGTGGATTTACAAGCTTCAATCTTACAAGTGCTTTAGATATACCAGGCACAGGATCAACAACTTTAGCTTTAGTTATCAAAGAAACAGCAAGCTCAATTCCAATCTTTAAGTGGAAAAAAGCATCTACAAGCAATCCTTTCTCTGGATATGGATATACAAGTTCAAATGCAATAAGCTGGACTGGAATTAGTACAAGTTATGACTTCTTCTTCCAAGCACATTATGACAATGCTTATGCTCCAATAGAAATTATTGTTCCTATTGGTAATTATGACAACACTGAAGTTAATTGGGATAGTGGAAAGGGCAAAGGTGTCATCTCTAGTGATGATGGCTACTTATATCTTAAGCCTAAATTTGTAATCTCTAACGTATTTGATAATTCTGCTTCTATGCGAATGTCATCAGGATTCTCAAGTAATTTTAACGATCTGATTACGAATATTTTTGCTAGAACTAATCAATCTTCATATGCTCAATTTTCTTTTGCAGATCTTTGGACATTTGGCACTAGCGTAAAGCACGAAACAGGAAACGGATTTACAAATTCTGGAACCGCAATCACTTCTATTATTGGCTCATTGAAGTATGATGGCGATAATAGTAATTTGTATGATTGTCTTGAATATGCTCTTATTGGACAACAACCAGCTGCAATTTCAGAAATAGCAGACACAACTTTGATTTCAACTTACAAGGATTACTTGTCAGATGAAAACTTGATAAGACTTGATTTACTCAAGACAAGATACAAGAATGAAAGCAATAAGCAGTTAAATCTAGTTCCAAAAACAGGAAGCTCTACAGGTTCAACTCTTACATTTTCTACTGATGGAACAAACACTTTCACCTGGAATACAACAGACTATCCATATGCAGAAGTTGTCAAAAATGGCACTACTTTGCTTTCAGGATTTACTGTAATACCTTCAACAGGCAAAGTATCTTTCACTTCGTCAATTGGTAGCACAGATCAAGTTGTTGTATATTTGAGACAAGAT